CGATGGATGATGAGGACTACGAGGCTTTGCCTAAGGCGGCTCGCGAATGGTCTGATGACGCCATCGAGGACTACAAGAAAAGCCGCAAGCTGGAGGACATTCCAGAGTTTCCGGCCGAGACCAACAGCAAGAAAGTTAAGGCTTCCGAGCCTGAGCCGGAAGAGGACGAGGTTGACTTATCGGATGAAACAGAAGAAGAGGGTGAAGAAGGGACCAGCACCGAGTCCGAAAGCGACGGCGGCGAAGAGGCCGACGACGAGCCGGACGAGGACGATGAACAGGAGGAAGATGACGTGACGCATACTGATGTAGCTGAGAGTACCTCCCGCAAGCGGACTGCCAAGTCCAAGGTCGCCGCCAAGGCCACCAAGGGCAAAGCGAAGAAGGCAGCTCCCGCCGCCAAGCCTGCAGCCAAGGCCAAGAAGGCTAAGGTTGCGGAGGGTGGGAAAGGTCTCGACTTCGCTCGTGGCATTCTGGCCAAGGACATCAATACGTCCGCAACCGATTTGCGTGAGAAGGTGGCGGCCGCCGGATACGAGGTCTCGGACAGCACGCTGTCCACCGGGGCTTCCGGCTTCCGGGCCGCAGTGCGGGCCTTGCAGAAGGCTGGCAAGCTGAAGAGCAACATGGTCGACTAACTCCGGTGACGCACGGAGTTAGAGACGACGCGGTGCCCGGCTCGCGACTACAAGCCGGGTTTTTTCTTTTCTTGCGGGGGCAATATGTCAGAACGGGATGCGGATGAGTTTGCGCCGGACCTAATCCGTGAGCTGCTATTCTACCTAGGCGAAAATCCCGACCGCGAAGGCTTGCACGATACGCCACGCCGCGCACTCAAGGCCTTCCAACACTTCACATCCGGCTACAAGCAAGACCCGAAAGCAATCCTCAAGTCGTTCGAGGATGGCGCGGAAAACTTTGATGAGATGGTGGTACAGCTCGGCGTGCCGTTCTGGTCCAGCTGCGAGCACCACCTGCTGCCGTTCTGGGGCGTGGCGCATGTCGGCTATATCCCTAGCAGCCGCATCCTCGGCCTGTCCAAAATATCCCGGTTGATAGAAGTGTTCGCGCGCCGCCTAACGGTGCAGGAGCGCTTGACAGTTAGCATCGCTCAGGCTCTAATGGACGGGCTGGATGCGCGCGGTGTTGGCGTCGTGCTCCAGGCCCGTCACAGTTGCATGGAAAGCCGAGGCATTCAGAAGGCCGGAACTATCACGGTCACCTCGGTCATGCGTGGCGTCTTCCGCGACAAGCCTGAGACGCGTGCCGAGTTTCTTGCGTTGGTCAATCACGCAGTTGGAGGCCAGACGTTATAGGAGGGTTGCCATGCCTAAACCCAAGGTCAAAGTTTTTTTGGACAGCGGTGCCTACTCTGCGTGGACCCACAACAAGACCATCCCACTTAAGGCCTACATCAAGTTCATCAAGGACGCGAAGGATTGGCTCTGGGTTTACGTCAACCTAGACGTCATCCCCGGATCCATCGACCATCCCCGCACGAGTGAAGAGGTCGAAGCCTCGGCGCGCAAGTCCTATTCCAACCTGCAGAAGATGAAGGACGCTGGCCTGCGCCCGCTCCCGGTCTTCCACCAAGGGGAAAGCTTCAGCTGGCTCGACAAGATGCTGCGCGACGGCGAGACCTACATCGGCATCAGCAGCGCCAAGAACCTTCGCAACGAGGAACAGGAGCGCTGGCTAGACGAGTTCTTCTCGGTGGTGACCAACAAGAAGGGCGAGCCGCTCATCAAGGTGCACGGCTTTGGGTCCGCGCATATCAACCAGCTTCGCCTCCATCCCTACTATTCGGTGGACAGCGCCGGTTGGAGGATTGCCGCCGCCTACGGCAAGATGTACGTTCCGCGCTGGCCTAACTTTCCGAATGGCCGCCCGGATTATCTCAAGCCACCCGAGCTCATCACCATGAGCGGCAACCTGCAGGTGTCCAAGCATGGGCAGGATCGGCAGTTCGACTCGGTGCACTTCAACGGCCCTATGCACCAAGCTTTGATCCGGCGCTTCCTCGAGGAAGAGGTCGGCGTCAATGTCGGCATGGCACGCTACTCAGACCGCATCCGCTATCGTGCGCTCGCGGTCTATTACCAGCGGGTGTCCGAGGCCCTCGTGCATGTTCGCTTCGACCGCCACCTGCCGTTCGGAATGGACCGCGACAAGAAGGCGGTGGCGGAGCTGCTAGCCTCCAACAAGGTGCCGAATACCAAGCACCTCAACTTTGTGTTCTCGACCGCGTATGACTCCGACTGCTGCGCCGCCCTCCTAGAAGCCAAGGCCGATCTGCATCTGCTCTCGTATTATGAGATCAAGAAGCGTCCTGAGATACTGGAGAAGTATGCGATGGAGGGAAGAGTGGTCAGCAACCGACCTCCGGTGGGCGTCGAGATTGACTGGGATAATCCGCGCTATGTGGCGCACCGCGGGCGATCGATCGCCAAGCGCATTTTAGAGTTAGGGAGGCAGGAGAATGTCGGAGCCAATCTTACCGCAGGTGCTGATTAATAGGCTTGAGCAAGTCGAGCCTGCCCTGGCCGTCAACCAACTCATTCCGTTGCTGACGCACTACTGGTTCACCGGCAACCACTTGATGGCCTACAACGATCAGATCGGCATGCAGGTGCCGATGAAGACCGAGTTTCGGGGCGCAGTCCCCGGCAAGTTCCTGGAGCTACTCAAGGTCAAGAGTACGTCTACATCAAAGCATAAGGAAGACAAGATCGAATTGACCGGCTCCACCAGCGAGCTCGTGGTCAAGCACGGCAGACGCACCAACTTCAAGCTCGCCATGCTTGAACCCAACTTCGTTTTCGATATGCCTAAGCCGTCGCGCCGGGAGCCGCTCCCGGAAGCGTCGATGGAGAAGCTGATTGACGCCGTGTCCCACTGCCTCATTTCTGTTGGCCGTGACACCTCGACCATCGAGCAGCTTGGTATTACGCTGGAGCCTAAGGACAACAACGTCACGCTCTACGCCACCGACGGCGCCACCATCAGCCGCAGCAAGCTCGACCAGGGAACCATCCAGCTGGATGCGCGCGCCATCGTCCCGACCAAGTTCTGCGAACAGATGATTGCGCTCTACCGCGCCAAGAAAATACAATGCGACTTCGAAGTTGGAATTGCCGGCGAGACTAGGTACGCACTCTTCACCGCAGGAAAGACCCGCCTATATGGCCGGTTACTAGAGAGTAGAAATCCCTTGAACTTCGAGGGCACTGTGGACTACCATCTGCCTCGCGGCCACTCTTCTAAACTTGTAAAAGTCCCAGGCGCTTTACATGCAGCGTTAGAGCGAGCGTGCATTGTGTGCGACGCTCAACGCAGGCTCACCCACGTCATAATCGATAACGGCAAGATGGTGCTGAAGTCCAAATCCGACACCGAAGAAGTTACCGATGAGCTACCCTATCCGCACAACGGAGCTGGCAGGCTTGAAGTCAAGCTGGAACCAAAGCTGCTTAAGAAGGCGGAAGACTACGACAAGATGATGGTGCACGGCCCTTGCGTTATTATGTCGAAGGGCCAATCCGTCTATCTCGTATCCTGCAGTACTGCGTAGACCTCCCACCTTCTTAGTTTGCGTTTCCCTAGGACGACCAACCTAGAAGGGGAAGCTATGGGATTTTTCTCGCTCGGCGGGCGCACCGCGCTCGCGACTGCTGCTGGCTTTTCTAAGGACCTTCTGCACAAGAACGAATGCACGGTATGCCCTCTCAACGACGCCAAGATATGTAGCCCCAAGATGAAGCCGACCGGCTCGCGTGAGCCGGTCATTTACGTTCTAGGCGAGGCTCCCGGCTCGGAGGAGGACAGGCTAGGCCGTCCGTTTGTAGGCCCGTCCGGTAAGCTGCTGAAGCGCTACCTGAAGCCGGAGGTGCAGGAGCTAGTCCGGTGGGGTAACGTGATCCGCTGCTACCCCGGCAAGGACGCTACCCCCGGTCCGATCGAGACCGAAGCCTGCCGCCCCTCGGTCATCCGCGACATCGAGGCCACGCAGCCCGAGGCCATCTTCGGGTTTGGCAACGTCCCGCTCAACTGGCTTATAGGCGAGACCGGGATTAGCAAGTGGTGCGGGCGGCGCATCCCGGTCAAGGTCGGCGAGCACGTCTGCTGGTACTACCCATTCCTGCACCCGGCTGCGATCCTACGAAGCAAGCCGGAATATCACCCCGGCCCGTACCAGTCCGAGGACGAGTTTGCGCTGGCGTTTCAGATCAAGCGCGCCCTCCGGGAGCTCGACCGCCTGCCAGCTGCCATCGTCCATGATGAAAAGGAAGCGCTGCGCGGACTGGAGATCATTACCGGGCATGGAGGCGAGGCTGACCTCGAGCGCGTCAAGGCTTTCCTAGCCGAGCTCGATGCCGAGTCTGTGTCCGGCTTTGACTACGAGACCAACGCCATCAGGCCTTATGCCAAGGCGGCTAAGCTGCTGAGCGTGGCCTTTGCCGGTAGCAAGCGTGTGGTAGGCATCGCGCTCTCCCACAAGCGCACGGGCTGGACGCCTAAGCTGCTCAGGACCGTCCACGGCTTACTAGCTAGGTTCCTCCTAAGCCGGGGACTCAAGCGCAGGCTCGTGGCCCACCAGCTCCCGTTCGAAATCGAATGGAGCGCCACTTGGTTCGGCGATGAAGTCATCTGGAACACCGGTTGGGGCGACACCGCGAGCCAAGCCTACATCCTCGACGAGCGCCCATGGACCTTGTCCCTCGAGTTTCTGATCAAGGAATACTTCGGCTTCAGCATCAAGAGTATCGACAACCTCGACCGCAATACACTCGACGATGCCCCACTAGAAAACGTCCTGCGCTACAATGCCCTGGACGCCAAGTACGCCCGTCTCGTCTTCAACGTGCAGGAGAAGCGACTCAGGGACGAAGGCCTGATGGAGGTCTACCGGCATCAACTCGAGCGCACCGTGGCGGTGGTCCCCACGCAGCTAAACGGCGTACCGATAAACGAGGAAACCAACCTAGCGCTCATGACTAAGTACGAGCGCAGGCTGGCCAAGATCGAAGGGACGATCGAGAGCAATCCCCAGGCGCAGCTGTACAAGCGCCGCACTGGGGGCACCTTCCGACCATCCGCGCTAGACGATGTTCGCCGTTATCTCGTCCTCGTTCTAGGCCTGTCCCAATTCGAAAAGAAAAATGGGATGCAGGTTGACGAGGCCACGCTAAGGGAAATCGACGACCCGATCATCAAGCTGGTTCTGCGCTGGCGGAAGACCAACAAAATCCTTTCCACCTACATCAAGCCAGTACAACGGGGGGAGGGGCATGTGCAGGACGATGGCTACATGCACCCGATTATCAGCACCACGAAAACTCGCACCTGGAGAACGTCGAGTGAGGAACCCAACACGCAGAACTGGCCTATGCGCGATCCGGCCGCGATCGAAGCCCGCACGCAGGTATCGGCTGGCCCAGGTTACACCGTCGTGGCGTTTGACTTTGCTGGCATCCAGGCTCGCAACGTGGCGATGGAGAGTAAGGATGCCGCGCTCGTCAAACATTTCCATGAGCACTATGACATCCATACCGACTGGATGATGCGGCTCGCTAAGCTAGACCCACGTTGGGCCAATCGCAGCGCGCTGGAGAAGGACAAGGCCCTCTTCAAGAAGCACCGGCATCAGGCCAAGAACAAGTTTGTATTCCCCTCATTCTTTGGCGCCCGTCCCAAGTCCATATCCCGTTCGCTTGGTATCGAGGTCAACACCGCCGATAAGCTGCAGCGTGCGTTCTGGAATGAGTTTCCCGACATCAAGGCTTGGCAGGAACAGCTCGTGCGCTCCTACTACCAGACGGGATATGTGACCGGACTAAGCGGCTTCCGGCGGCGAGCCCCTATCATCCACAACGAGCTCATCAACAGCCCGATCCAGTCGGACGAGTCGCGTATCGTCTGCGGCGCCATGGTGCGCGTCGCAAGGCTGGGCATTCCCTGCACCATGGAAATACACGACGATCTCACCTTCATCATGCCGAATAAGAAGATAGACGAATATTCGGAACTGATTATCACGGAGATGCTACGCCTCGACCTCGACTGGATCAACGTGCCACTGGAGGTGGAAATGAAGGTAGGTCCTAATTGGGGAGAGATGAAAGAGGCGGGAAAGTTTGAGTCGGTTAAGGGCGGAGGATGGCGGGAGCTCGAATGAAAGTTTGGCGGTTTTATCGTTGCATGCGACGGCTTGGCTTTTCTCGCTTCGAGGCGCTGCGATGGGCCTTGGCAAACCTGTATGCACGGCGCCAGGAGAGGGAACGACTTGAAAGGAAGGAGCTAACGTGACCGGAGCACTCGACGAGACCGACTCGCTGCATACGCGGTTCCGACCAACCCGCTTCAAGGATGTGTTGGGGAACGAGGATCAGGTGATGGCGTTCTACAACGCCATCAAGGCTAAGCGGCAGCAGACCTTCCTGCTCGTGGGACCGAGTGGAGTAGGCAAGACGACGCTAGCGCGCATCGGCTGCAAGACCTTGGGCTGTATTGCGCCGTTCGGCGTTAGTGAGATCAATGCCAGCAAGTACACCGGCGTGGAGGACATGCGCGCGGTGGAGGATATGACGGTTTACCATGCCTTCGGTTCGCCGGTGCGTGGCATTATCGTGGACGAGTGCCACAGCCTGAGTTCACAGGCATGGCAAAGCTTGCTCAAGGCCACCGAGGAACCACCTAAGCACGTCTATTGGTTTTTCTGTACCACCAACCCCATGAAAATACCGGCAACGGTGCAGACCCGGGCGATGTCCTTCAACCTGAACCTGATTGCCGAGGACAAAATCCGGGAGCTGGTGGAAAACGTTGCGGTCAAGGCTGAGATCGCTTTGCCGAAGGGCGTGGTGGGGCTTATAGCTAGAGAGGCGCAAGGCAGTCCCCGGCAGGCTTTAGTCTACCTCGAGAAGGTCCGTAGTGAGCCTGACTTAGACGCGGCCGAGCGCGCACTCGATAAGATTGCAGCTGGCGTTGATGCGATTGAGCTAAGCCGATACCTCGTCGCTGGCGGCAAGCTAAGCTGGGCTAAATGCAGCTACCTGCTGGAGCAGATACAGAAGAACGAAGAAGACCCGGAGGGCGTCCGTATCGTGGCCGTGAATTATACGCAGAAGGCTTTGCGTGGCGCCAAGAGCGACGACCGGGCGCAGTATTTGCTGCATGTGCTTAGCAATTTGTGCTCCATTCCCTACAACCAGGATAAGGGCGAGCGCTACGCCTTGCTTTGGCTCGCGGTTGGGCGCATCGTCTTCAATTAAGAGGCTCCCATGCCAGAACGGCAACGACTCAATCCGCCAGCGCGGCGTGATCCGACGCCAACTCTCGTCGAGTACGAGGAAGGCCTGACGATAGACGAGCATGCGCTGCAGCGGGATTGCCGCAACCAGCCTGAGCTGTTCTATCAGATTGCCAAGGCGGTAGGACGCGCTCGCGGTGAGTACGAAAGCGCCAAGGTGGCGCACAAGCGGGTTCAGGCTGAGACTGAGATTACGATTAGGACGGAGGCGGAGGAACTGGAAGCCCGCCTCACGGAAGCTAAGTGCGCATCCCTCGTCATGGATGCGCCAGCGGTTAGGCGCGCCGCCGACCTAGTAACCGAGTGCAACGCCAAGGTTGAGACTTTGCAGGCATTGAAGGAAGCGTATATCCATCGTCGAGACATGCTCAAAGAGTTAGTCCAGCTGCATATTTCTAACTACTATGCGGACCCGGTTCGCGGCTCCGAGTCCAGATTGCGCGATTCGGCCGTAGCCGGTGTCCGCGCCAGTAGGCGCCGAGACCAAGAAAACGAGTAGGAGGTAGGCGATGGTAAATAAGCGCGTGGGTAATCTGCGCCGTGATAATGGCGGCGGTGGTACAGGCTTTGAGTACGTCCCGGCCAAGTCGTCTTTCGTTAGGCGGCAGACGGAGCGGCGGTTAGGACGGCAATACGATATCCTCTTCAAGGATAATTACCTGCACTTGAGCAAGTTGCAGGAAGGCGACAATCGGTTCCGCATTCTTCCGGCTACGTGGAAGCCGCATGATGACTTTGCCTGCGTCGTCTGGGCGCATCAGTACATCGCCGCCAACTCCGGCTCGTACGTTTGCCTTGCTAAAAATGAGGCATGGTTTGAGCCACTGGATTGTCCGATCTGCGAGGAAGCGTTGCAAGCGTCTCGCGATCAGGACGAGGAACGCGCCAAGAAGTACTCGGCCCGAGAGACGATGGTGTGCTGGGTAATCGACCGCCGCTCGCGTGAATTTGAGGACAGGCCGCAGCTCTACGCCATGCCGCCGACGCTCTACAAGGATATCTGCGGATTGATTTACGACACCGAGACCGGCAAGGCCTCGATGATCGACCACCCGACTAAAGGCTTCGATATCCGGGTCAAGAAGTCCGGTCAGATGCTGCAGACGCGATACCTGCCGATGATGACGGCCACCTGCCCGATCAATCCCGATCCGGATGTGACCAAAGAGATTTTGGCCTTCATCACCAAGAACCCGGTGCCGAAATGCCTCGAGATCAAGACTGAGGACTATCTGGAGAAGATCGTCAGCGGCCTCGCCGGTGGGCGCGATCCCGACCTAGACGAGGACGAGGACGAGGCTGCACCTAAGAAGAAGCGCGCTAAGCTGACGGCGCGCGATGAGGACGAAGACGAGGACGAGGTGGACGAGGACGAGCCGCCGCCCAAGAAGAAGCGGCCCAAGATGCAGGCTGTGGACGAGGACGAGGATGAAGACCAGGAGGAGGAAGACGATGCGCCGCCAAAGAAACGGCGGAGGCTCACTGCGCGCGATGAGGACGAGGATGAGGAAGATGCGCCTCCGTCTCGCAAGAAGAAGGCCGCAGTGGTTGACGACGACGATGACGCAGACGAGGACGAGGACGACGCTCCCAAACCCAGGCGCAAGCTGCGGGCTGCGCCTGCGGATGAAGACGAGGACGAAGAGGATGACGCTCCGCCTAAGCGCAAGAAGCTCAAGGCGAGGGCTACGGTCGACGAGGACGAGGACGAGGAAGTCGACGACCAGACGGACGACGATGAAGACGAGGATGCACCACCGCCCAAGCGCCGTTCGGGTGGTCGTGAGGGACGCCGAGCCAATCGGTGACTAGACCTCGCTTAGATGCAGCAACCCCTTCGGGCCGGCGGAACTATTTCGCCCGCCCGAAGGAAGACGTTGCCTTCATCCCCTCCGGTTCCAAGCTGCTGGACCTCGCCTTAGGTGGAGGATGGGCAGAAGACCTCATCAGCAACATCGTCGGGGATAAGTCGACCGGCAAGACCTTGCTGTGCATCGAGGCTGCTGCCAACTATGCCATCAAGTACCCCAGCGCCCGGATCAAATATCGCGAGAGCGAGGCGGCATTCCTGCCCTCGTATGCGGCTGCGCTTGGGATGCCAATCAACCGCGTGGACTTCGGCCGGGAGCGCCTCGACACGGTTGAGGATATGTTCGACGATCTAAGCGACACCGCTAGGCGCAAGGGACGCTGCCTGTACATCCTCGACTCGCTGGATGCGCTATCCGATCGCGAGGAAATGGCGCGCGATATGGACAAGGGCAGCTACGGCGCCAAGAAGGCTAAGAATATGAGTGAGATGTTCCGGCGCATTGCTGGCACCCTCCATGATGCCAAGATTACTCTGATGATCGTCAGTCAAATTCGCGACAACATTGGCGCGACTTTCATGATGCGAAAGACCACGCGCAGCGGCGGTCATGCGCTTGACTTCTATGCGAGCCAAGTCCTTTACCTTGCCCAGCTCGGCCAGCTGAAGCGAACTATCAGCGGCATCGAACGGGTTACTGGTGTCAAGGTTCGAGGCAAGCTGGAAAAGAACAAGGTTGCGCTACCCTTCCGCGAGGCTGAGTTTTCGATCCGGTTCGGCTACGGGATTGATGATTTAGAGGCTTGCTGTGCTTGGCTAAAAATGGCAAAGTCACTAGGCCGGGCCGGAGTGCCGTCTGACTACAAGGGCTTCCTGCGAGAGACCGCCAAGGAGAGCAACGGGGCCTACCGTAAAGTTGCGCGTAACATCCACTCCACCATCGAGACTAGGTGGTACGAGGTAGAAAACTCGTTTTTGCCGACGCATCGTAAATATGACTTCTAGAATACAAATTACTGGTCTGTGGTTCTGGGACTCGCCGGTCAGTCTCTACGTCGTTGAAGACTTCAAGGAGTGGCGTTTTGAGCCAAACGAAATGGGCGGCGTGCGGGCGATCTTTCCATTCGACGGTGACATTAGGCATGTGCCAAGAGACTCACGGATCTACTTCGACGCAGCGTCGCGTAAGATTTTGCGGATTGAAGAATATCAATGGTGGGACCGGAGGTACCGAGTGATTTGATTTTCCTCTTTAGCCGTCCAGGAGGGAAAAGACGTGTTAGGACGGAATTGTGATGATGGAGAAATGAGAATGCGTACTGCTATGTTGAGACACGTTCAGACGGATCCAGACTACAAGGCGCTTGATGAAGCCGACCTTGAGGCGTGCGCCTTTAGCGGACTTCACACGGTCTTGCTGAATAAGGCGGCTCGCCGTCTGGTTATCCTGCAGGTCAAGTCTCAGAAGGGAAATGACTTTTCCCTGAGTGAGCAAGACCTTCTAGCCGCCAAGGCTCTACTTCGGGACGGAGGAATTGTGGCTGCGTACGTGGCCCAGGTTGATCCGGCTAATCCCAAGCGAGTCTTGGCGTGGGAAACCGTCCGTAATGTCTGGCGTAATGTGAAGGACGAGGAACCACGAGAAGGTGAGCACGGGCCGTATTGGTACCTTAAGGCCAACACCTTCACGGTTGGAGGCTCCCGGGTGCCTCGCGATACTTGGGCGCCTGGTACCTTGATGTCTATGTTGCGTGGCGTGCGACCCTCTCACGAGCGAGAGGAAGAAGAAGAGCATATGGTAGACTAATGCGTAAGGGCGGCGGCAAACAGAAAGGCTCGGCGTTTGAGCGCGAAGTTTGTCGCCGCCTCTCTCTTTGGATTACCGATGGCCAGAAGGTTGACTGCTTCTGGCGCAGTGCGATGTCAGGTGGGCGTGCAACGCGAGCACGCGGCAAGGTCCGGCAGGCTGGCGACATAACTGCCGTGGCGGAAGAGGGCAATGCATTCTGCAATCAGTGGTTCGTGGAATGCAAGCATGTGGCGCACCTCAACCTCGAGGGCTTCCTCATCAAAGGACTCGGCAAGCTGCACGACTTCTGGAAGCTGGCGCGCAGCGAGGCGCGTAAGTACC